ACATCTAATTTATTTTTGGCAACATACGAATACCACTCGTAAAGTGCGGCATCCATACTAATAGCCTTAAACTTCACGCTATCGGTTTCCCCGTTGCCTAATTTAAAATAAAAAGTATAAATTTCTCTCATAAATTCCCCCATTTAATTAAAGCCTGATAAACCACAATAAAAGCGTATAAACCCGCTAAAAATGCCAATATGTTTAATAGTTTCTCGATCATGCTTTCCCCTCTTTTTCTAAGTTTTCCAGCTTTTCATTAAAAGACTTTTTTAAGTGCTCCGGAGTCTCTGCATTTATGCCTAGCAATTCATCCAGCTTTTTAAAATAAAGTTTGATAATGTCCTCTTGTAATGGTGTTAGATTTAGTTTCATGATTTGCCCTTAATTTAAAATGCACTCTCTAAGTGTTCGCATTTCATCAGTCCACGATTGCCCGCAAATATAGCTAGCCTCTCCGTCATTAAAAACAATGCGGGAAAATATGCCAAAATTATTCCAGCAAGATAAGGGTAGATCTATCCGGCGGGATAATCTTTCCTTTGTGTTGCTCCGGCATCCGCTACCAATTAAGCGCAAAATCTCGCTTTTTTGCTCTGCGGTCAATTCTGCTGGAATGTCTTTAGCGTCATTTTTAGCGCACCAAATCCGGTTTGATAAGTTGTCATTCATTTTTAATCTTCCTTATTTGTAAAGCGTTGATAAGATCTCACAACGCTATCATTATTTGTATGATGCTCAATAAACTTAATAGCCCAGCCCTTAGCCTCTGCGCTCTGCATAAATAGGCTTAGGTCACAATCTTCCTCTAAGTAAGCGTTTTCCCCGTTCCGGTAGGAATAGCGGGATATTTGCCCGCTTATGCCTAACTCTTGGATAAGGTCTAGGGGAATCTCTCCCCATCCATGGGAAGGATCAGCCATAAAGTTAATCTCTACTGTTTTCATTTTTTGCCTTTGCATTTTTGGCACAAGCCGAAGCCTATGCCGGTTGAAATATACCTATAACCTATTGCGTATTGCATCCGGTAAACTGTCGGGTTTTTAAATTTATAGGCGGGTGATTTAAACCCGCATTTTTCACAAGTAATTAAATTCATCTTTTAATCTCTGTTTGTGATAGGTGAAATACTGTGGCGGATGTGGGACGCATTACTTCGAGCCCGTTTTTATCGATAGTCTTAATCCATGAGACTACCTTTACCCCTTTTTCCCCTTTTCTTACTTGCCGGTTAATTGCTTGCCATGCGTTGTAAGTCAAAACATTTTCACGCGGGATTATCTCGCTTGGGGGAATGCCCTTAGCCATAAAGCCCGCAATAATGGTTTGATAGTTAAGCATAGAATTATTGCCTCTAGCCCTGTTTAATGCCTCTTGCTGGTATTCTGTTTTCATTGGTTGTTTCATGATCTAAGCCTTTATATATAAGGGGTTGATAAAAAATTTGCATCTAAACTACACCTAGATTAGATCATGGTTATATTGTCAAAATCTTGATCTAGGTCAAGAAAATGAAAAATAGTTCTAGGTATAAACCCTTATATTTCATTCATGCTGGGATGCATAAAAGCCCGCTATCTTTTGCCCTTTATGGATGGCTTAGATCATTCTTATGTAGGGAATTACATAGCAGATAACCACTGTATGAATAAACAGCACTGTGAAAATATACAGTAGGTGTGATACTATCCCTCTATGTTATTTATCCCCGTGCCGGTTTTCCTATTTCATTCCTACATATAAGCCCTTATGAGATTACAGAAGCTAACTAAAAAACAGATTAAAGAGGCATTAGAACAACAACCACTATATGAGATGTTGCAAGTAGATAAATCAGCACTTACCACTAAACAATTAAAGTTTTGTGAGCATTTAGCTAGCGGTGACACTAAGGCGGGTGCGTATCGTAAAGCGTATGACAGTAAGGGTAAGACATCCACAATAGCAAAAAGAGGGCATGAGATGGCAAAGCGGGGGGATATACAGGGAATGACAGAGGCGATTAAGCAGGGAATAGAGTTTCAAAAACTATATACCGCAGGACAGATAAGGGCTCTAGTAGTGCAGAGATTAACGCAAGAGGCTATATCAGAGGACTCAAACCCTTCTGTAAGGGTTAATGCACTTAAAGCATTAGGCACGATAGCTGGTGTAGATGCATTCATTCATAGATCTGAGACCAAAGTAATAAAAGATAGCGATAAAGCTAGATCTGAATTGATGGACTTACTCAAGCAGAGCATGGCAGACAACGCCAGAACGATATCCGGTGATGATGCGGATGTGCTTGCCCTAATGAATGAGATCAACGCCACCCCCAGCGAAATTCTAGAGGACGATATCAGCGACCCCCACCAACCCGATATAGACTTAGGAGTCCCTAGCTCTAGGTTACATAGTAATCCACTCAAAGAATCACCATCCGAAAGTAGTTCTGAAGTAATCCAAAATAATCTTGAGGATAATCAATGAGTTATGACTTGAACTTGTGCAAGTCAGCTTTAGCAGGGGTGGGGGGTATCATTTTGTTGGGTAAATACAACAGTTTGTGTACAGAAACACCCCCCGTCAGTCTTTTTAATTCAATAGGGTAGGGGGGTATATTTTTGAGAACAATTGAAGAAGTAGAGAAAGAGATGAATATAGTCATGGATACCCTAGAGAAGCTTCAGAAGGCTATGACGATACTCATATACGAGAGAATGAGCCTCGTAGCTATACAGAAGGATTTAGAGGCTAGTTCTGAGATATTGACTGAAAAGCTAATTGAGAGGATTAAACAATGAAAATTATTGATGTCTGTATACAGGATTTAAAGACTATTCAGTCTGCTTATCCAAATAATAGTAGAGGCTATGAAGCACTACGCTTAGCAATAGAAATTCTTAATCAGCGTTCTGAAGAAGTTGGTCCACACTGGGTTCTTGGAGAAAAAGGGATTAGTCATGCCGGACAAAGATGAGATCTTAAATCAGATATCTATTATGGATTCTGAGTCTATCCGTCTACTGGTGACTGATATCTGGAAGCTATACGATGACGCCGTTCTTCGTGAGACGGGACATCTCTACAACTTAGGTTCTGGAGATCCCCACTGGGAAGGACATCTGTGACGGAAAAACAACAGTATATCTATGAAGTAATAGACTCGTGGTGGAGGAGATTTGGTTTTGCTCCGTCCATACAGAATATTATGGATATTACTGGAGATAAGTCTAAAGGTAATATTCATAGGATTATTAATAAATTAGTAGAGTTGGGGCACTGTAAGAAGTTACCGAATAGCGCCCGATCTGTTAGACCATCTTATATAAGAGTTAGAAGTACTAAATGAATTTAACAGAGATAATCTCCCAAATGCCAGTAACAGAGCAAGAAGCTTTTTATGAGGCGGCGGAGATTTATTTAAACTCAGTAAAGCGGGAAAATGCCCAAAAAGACTTTATGAGTTTTGTTCATGAGATGTGGCCCGGATTTATTAATGGCGCCCACCATAAGGTAATGGCTAAGAAGTTTGAGGACATCGCCAATGGGAAGTTAAAGAGACTTATTATTAATATGCCACCTCGACATACAAAGTCGGAGTTTGGATCCTATATGCTACCGGCTTGGTTCTTAGGAAGAGACCCAACCAAGAAGATTATTCAATGTTCCAACACTGCTGAGCTAGCAGTTGGATTTGGACGTAAAGTTCGTAACTTAGTAGGAAGTGAACAATATGCTCGCATTTTCCCTAACGTCAATCTCAGATCTGATTCCAAGGCTGCTGGTCGCTGGAGCACTAATGCTAATGGTGAGTATTTTGCTATCGGTGTTGGCGGTACCGTTACTGGTAAAGGTGCGGACTTACTCATTATTGATGATCCGCATTCTGAACAAGAGGCGGCGATAGCAGCCACCAACCCAGAAGTTTATGACAAGGTATATGAGTGGTACAGCTCAGGTCCACGTCAACGTCTTCAACCGGGCGGGGCAATTATTGTCATTATGACCCGCTGGTCAAAGAAAGATTTAACGGGCAGGATCCTAAAGTCGGCAATTGAAAAAGATGGCGATGAATGGGAAACCATTGACTTTCCTGCAATCCTACCAAGCGGAAAGTCTTTATGGCCTCAGTTCTGGGACATCAAAGAACTAGAAATCCTACGGGAAGAGTTGCCAGTCTCCAAGTGGAATGCACAGTATCAACAGCAACCTACGAGTGAAGAGGGCGCATTAGTTAAAAGGGAATGGTGGAAAGTCTGGGATG